TAGCACCAAAGTATTCTAGCAAACGTTTAGCTGCGTGTAGATCTGCGGTAAGCTCCGCATAATCTTCGGACATTGCTTCCGTAATCTTCGCACGTTTTTCTATGATAGTAATCTCTTCAGTCGTCCATTGAACCACCTGACGTAGCCTTACGATACATACACTGTCGATCAGGTCTAGGAAAGCATCGCCTTTGTTCTCCATCTCCTCGAAGATGTCAGTCCACATTTTGTTTGTGTACTCAAAGTTCATCACTTCTCTCCTTCCATCAAAGCAGCCCAACTCACAGGGAATAGGTCACTCATCTTCTCACTGATCTGTTCAGCTACAATACGTGACTCATACTGTGTGTCAGAGGCACAGCGTAGCTTACACATAGCAGCAAAGGCATCAAGGCTACCACTCCAGTACCACTCAGTCATGGCAGACTGTGGCAGTACCATACGTGCTTGCTCAGGTGCTACACCATAACTCAACAAGTATTCGTAGTCTCGCAGGGTGGCTTTGCACATAGCCTTTACTAGCCCTGTCGATAGTTCAACAGTACCTTCAGATCCCTGCTTCTTATCAGCACTACGGCCACGCCACTGGTCAGGTACATAGAACTCAGGGTCATCATCTACGTAGCGACGACTGATCTCATTCCACCGTAGGAACTTATGCTTCACTAGCTGACGTGCCACAAAGATAGGTGCCTTGACATGGAAGGATGCAAAGGCATGGCCGAAGGGTGACAGGTGCTTGTGCTTGGCTAAGTAATGGATCAGCCTGGTGTCACGTTCATTAACAACAGGCATATCCCCACACCAGTCAGCCATTTCTACCCATCTTTTCTCTTCGCAGTGGGATTTCTTACCAAAAGATACCCGTGCTGCATTAACTACAGACAGGTCACTGCCCATGTGGTCGATGTATGTTGCTTGGATCATGTTATCCCCTACCTGTGAGTAGGCACCCCCAAGCACGCCCTAGCGGGCTGTCGAAGGGATGCCCAGAAAGATTATTACCAGCGGTCTTCTGCAGTAGCCATCTCTTCGAATGGCACATGCTCAATGACACCGATCTTCTCAAGCCGGACAGAGGCGGTAGATCCTTCACCGTAGATCGAAATCTTTACCTTTGCTTTGGTGCCATTACCAAGTGCACCATCCTCTACGAAGTCCCACTTCTTGTTGGTTGTGCCGTGAGTTACACCAGGTGCACCACCGAAGTCTTCGATACCCGAGGGGTGCACATTGGGGCGCTTGAGTTTCATACCTGCACGACCACCAGCAACATCGAAGGGCTTGATCATCTTGTTGCCCATCGACACCTCGGGGAAGCCCAAGGCTACCATACGGTTTACCTCGTCGCTGTCCTTCGGGACAAACACAACATTGAATTGACCATTGGTTTTCTCGTGGAATTCCGAGTCATCCATGTTGTCTTCGAACACACGAGCATAGAACAGTTCGCCTTCGAATACACCGTATTTAGTTTGTTTCTTCTGAGCCATGTCATTCTCCTTTGCTGGCTGAGTTATCTAGGATAGCTGTGATAAGTTGAAGTGTCAACACAAAAATCACAGGGCTTATTGCAAATAGGATGGGGCCAATCAATGGGTATCCTTCCAGTTCTTACCGATGTCTGTTGACCCAGCTAATGGGCAGAGCATACAGAATTTTACCCCTGTGTCAACAATTGATTGACGTTGGATATCACCAAGACGTTCTGCTGTGCTGTAGTCACCAGCTACTTCTGTCTGCCACTCATCGTGTGGCCATGTGACAAGCTTAAAGTCAAAGCCTTGTTCCTTTGCTTGTCGTGTCCACTGCAGGGCTGCATGTTTCATGATGACAGACTCACCGTTCTGCAGCATACCTGCCAGTGTCTTGTGCTCAGAGGGAACCTTGACCTTACGTCCATCAAGACCACGGAACCAACCACGTTTGGCAACATAAGGGATGATCTTCTTCTTTAGCTCTGACAAACCTTGGATGGACTCCATGAAGTTGTCAACAGCTTGGCCTGCCTCACGAGTATTCACCTTGAGTATCTGTGCAATCTTTGCATTACCAGCACCAAGAAGGAATGCATAGATGAAAGTCTTGGCCATGTCTCTGGTGATGTGTGACATACCGAGTGCCTTGCGGTTTAGGTTATGGATATCCGTTTCGTCTTCCTTCTTACCTGACACAATAGCATGGACATACTCCTCGGACTGCATCAGGTGGGCCAGCACACGTAGCTGGATGCCTTCTGCGTCTGTGCCTACCAGCCAGCTACCCTCAGGAACACACCACAGTGCACGAAAGTCACCGTCATACCGAGCCTTAACCTCTTCGACAGCAGTCTTTGGTGTGCCGTGGAAGGCAGAGGGAATGTTCGCTTGGTTAGGGGCAGAGTGTGCCATACGTCCTGTCCATGCACCGATGTGTGTGAACCTGCCATGGATACGGCTGTCAGCACCAACATGACCAAGCCATTCTTCTAGGCTAGACCTACGTCCTTCGATGGTCAGCCACTCGGCCAGACGTTTGGCACCAGCAGGTGCAGTATCTGGAAGGGTGTTAAGGTTAGCCTCACTCATGGTCCAGCCGTATTTGGCAAACTTAACGCCACGATCCTCTTGATTGTTCTCTTTCATACTCGATGTGTCCTTTTGTCTTTTCGTATGGCTCCCAGCCTGCTTCCCACATGCGTTCGATACGCTGCTTGGGTGAGCCAGGGTTGAATTCTACCCAGTCATAACACACTAGCTCAGGGGGTTGAACAGACCAGTCAACCTTTGTCTGATAGTATTTGTCTCTTGCCTTTGTCACCGTAGAGAAATCACTACCATCCTTTTTCTTACGGTAGATAACACGATGCACCTCTTCCAGCTTCGGTGGGAAGTCCTCTTGGAAGCCAGCTTCTAGCTGTGCCATGCGGTCCTTGATCTCGGCCAGAAGTTCTTTTGCTTTCTGGTGGTCAAAGTAGAAACCATTGGCTGTCATATCTTCACACAGGATCTGAATGTCATGCTCACACCGTAGTGCATCTTGCCACTCCGGGTCAGTGATTACTGCTTTCAACCTACGGTAAAGCTTAACGGTAACCGTAACGTCCTGATGACAGTAGACAATCATCTCTTGGGTGAGTGCAGAGAAATCCTTGAACCCAATCTTGTGGTCACCAAGCCTACGTCCCCAAGCATCAAGGCTGTGTCCTTTGCCATCCAATGTGTAGTCTACGAGGCGTGACACAACCAAGGTATCTATGACAGACTGAGGGTTGATCAGGTCGGGCTGGACAAGACGGTTGATAACCGCAACATCGAACCCAAGACCGTTATGAAAAACAAAATTGTCAATGCCTTTGACATACTCAATGAACCGTTCCTTCTGTTGTTGGTCCGAGTCAACATTGGTAAACTCTTGTTTGTTACCAGTGTCTACATCCTCGGTGCAGATGACCCATATGCGGGTGGCATTCAGGTCATCCGTTTCGATATCCATTGCGACAGTTGTCATTCGTCTTCCTCATCATCCCCAAACAGCCCAGCCCATAGGAACATCACCACAGTGAAGGGCCAGACCAGGCTGTGCAGTATGGTCCTCTTAAAGTTTATCTCATCGTAGCGATCCAGCAGATGGAAGACTGTAAGGATGTGTATGTAGTGCAGGTATATACCCAAGAAGTAAATGGTGGCGGCAGTGAAGGCCATCCAATCAAATGAAAGCATACTTTTCCTCCAAGGTAAAAGTCTCTGTGTTGAATTTTAGTTGACCAGCATACCCTGTAGGACCAACCGGACGGTTCTTTGTGACAAGAAGCTTGGTTGTGTTCCTTTCATCTGCATCTTCTGCCATCTTGTTACGCTGCAGATCTACCACAACGGATGCCCGTTGCTCAATCATGCGGCAATACTTTACCTGACCATCGTCATTCGTATGGCCAATCGTTATAATACCAACACCAAGTTCAGCAGCCAGCTTAGACAGGCGAACAGCTAGGTCAGCAAGGAATTGTTCTTTGCTTTCTTCTGCACCCATGTTGGCAGCGATGTCTTGGATAGGCTCGAAGAACACGTAGTTCACATCGCAAGCCTGTGACAGATACCGGATGTGTGTAAGCAGATCAAGGGGATCATCCTCATCATTCAAAAAGAATTGGAACAGGCGTTCATCTTTGGTCAGCTCACGGATACCATCCTTTACCTTTTCGTCTAGCTGTTTTTGTTCGATCAAGTCCTTACGTGTTACATTATCACCTATTTCATATGACACCAGACCCAAGAGTGACCGAAGCTTTGTCTCTTCCATGTGCCATGTTGCGATCTTGATATCAGGGTAGTTCTTCAAAATACGATACTCTAGGTAACGCATGAATTCTGTCTTGCCAATGCCTGTCTGTGCTTTGAACAGGGTGAAGTGACCCTGCATCAGGCCGAGACACATGTCATCGAAGTCAGAGATGCCTGTCTCTACGTAGACGTGGTTCTCTGAACGATCATACAGCTTCATGAATTGGTCAGAGGTGTTGATGATGTTGTCTGGTGTATACTTACGGGCATTCATCCACGCATTGTAATACTCGGACTTGGCACCCTCGGTCAGGAATTCATTGGCGTCTTTGTATTTGTCATGCTGCACACGGTAGACCTTGTTCGGAAACAGGTTGGCAATCCGTTGGGCAACAGCATTACCCTGATCGTCATGTTCGATTGACAGAATGATCTTGTCAAAAGACCGCAGCCATTCCGTGACGTTAGTCCAGAGGCGCTTCGATGGGGTGGCCGATGGCAGGCTGACAAAGGCAGAGGGAAACTTCTGGCTGTTGCACATCTGGTAAGCAGACATGGCGTCAAGCTCACCCTCTGTGATAGTGACGATCTTACCAGATCCTGCATTCCACAGGTTCATACCGAACAGCTCATCAGAGTGTAGGTTCATCGCACGGAATTGCTTGGGGAAGAACCTGGTCTTGATGCCACCCGAAGGATACACGTAGTCCTGCTTGACAGGAATGCCTGACGAATCAAGGTAGGTCTTGCAGTTAAAGAACCGCATGGTTGCCTCTGAGATATCCCGATAGGTCATGAAGACACCATCTAGTTTCTCTTGCTGGACAGCCCTTAGCTGTGGTGTTGTGTTGTTTGTCATTTCCCAATCGTCCCTCTGTTGGGTGGGGTATTCAGTCTCTGCCCAATCGAATTTGCGTGCACGATCCCGAGGGTAAATGCGTTCGCAACTATGACAACGACCAGCCATGCTCTCGGTATTGTAGCTGAAAGCATCAGACGATCCGCAGTCTTCATACGGGCAGGCGATGTGGCTTTTCCAATTAGACATGAAAGATATGATCCCAGTAGTCAGATGTGAAGATTTCTATGATGCAGTATACCTCGGAAGGTGTCAACTCTGTTAGTGGTATGCTGACACCAGTCTCTGCATCGTAAGCCTCAGTGATAGAAAACTCAGGCTCATGTTGGACCTCAAAGGTCTGACCTGTATCACCCCACGAATCCCAATAGCCAACCCCATCATCCCACAACTCACCATACACAGTGACAAGGCGGTTATCCTTGGTGATTTCTGTCATGTATTCCGTCATCATTTTTTCCTCTTACGCAGCAAAATACTGCTTGACAGATCTGCGAATCAGTGTATCCTAGGGCTTGCCCTTGGCAAGGGTGATATTAGTATTCCCCTTTAGGCTTTACGCTACCAGCAGGCAGCTTTAGCATATCCAACACCAACTCTTTGTCCTCTTCTAGCTGGTCTTCTAGCTCATCGTCAAGCATCCAGTCAGCATCATCAACATCATGAATGATCTTGTAATGATAAGAGTGCAATGGCTTATTCTTATACGACATATTCCATACTCCAAGTTAATCTGTCAGACAGACCAGCACAGAAATCTTCTGCCTCTTTCCTGTTTGGTGTTGAATACCAACACAAAAGCTTATCGTCTTTGTCATAGATTAGAACACGTATCATCCTTACCACTCCGTTTGGTATTGTTGTCCGAGGCTCAGAGCCAGCCGTAGACCAGCCAGTTCCCTTTCTAGGTAGGTGGTATCCAAACCATCCCACAAGGCGCTGTCTAGGGCCTTCTCTGTGGCTCTGATGGCATCCTCTGTGTAGCACCACCCCTTATTGTGTTTGTCACTCACCATTTATCCTTTCTTATCTGCCAGTAAACCCAACACTGCAGACAGTGATCTTTGCCAAGCACTAGGTCTATGACAAACACCATGTTGGGTAGCTTACGTTTCTTCCAAGCCCAATTGCGGGCGCTGAATGTTTGGTTGCTGGCACCCCCTGTCAGAACGTTTAACAGAACCGACAGGGCTATGCCTACTCTTTCGATATACTTAAGCACTAACACCACCCAATTTATAACGGGTACACCTTTGGCCTGTCACTGGGTGGCTTTTCCACTCTGACACAATATCGTGGCCACGTTCCCGTAATTCTTGTATGCGTTTGGTCAAACTGCTGATGCTGTATTCAATCAAAGCTTCCCTAACCGTGATGCTTCCTGCCTTGCGCAGATGCTTTAGGATCTTATCGTGTTGGCTGTTCATGGTCTTATCCTTTCACGCTGCCCTTCGGCAGCTTTGTTACCTTTTTGAGTTGTTCCAAGCGGTGCTGTTCCGCACCTAAACGAAACTGCAGTGTTTCTATCTTGTCAACAAGAGACTGCAGCTCAGCCTGTATTTCTTTTATGGCGTGTTCTGAATTCTCTATCTCGCCTGCCATGCTCATGCTGTTTCCTTTGTCTTATAGGTGAAGGTTCTTTCCTCGTAGGTGTGTTCTTGCCAGTATCCGTTGGCAAGATCAACATTATCAGAAACCATCTGCATTGCAGCCTGCCAGCAGTTAGCCCCAATCTCTATTTTTGTGCCTTTATAATTGAAAGTATACCATTTCATCTGTCTTTCCTTTCCGTTGTCCCTTAGTGTTTCGTATAGCTGATGTTACCGAACAGAGTAGACCAGCAAGCCCGACAGTCACCACAACTATTGCCTTGCTTTGGTGCAGGGCATGCATAGCCATAAACAGTAGACCCCTTGCGATGGACCGTAGACGTTAGGGCATGACCACCAACAGGCTTGTCACCTATCATGGTAGCACTAACCCTAATGACAAGGTTTGATGGCTCTTTCCCGTAGGTCTTGCGGTATTGCTGCACCACCTTAGCCTCTCGTGTTGGTAGCCAGTGCTTGATCTGAGGGGTTTTCTCGCATGCTTTGACAATAGCCCGCAGCATTTCCACACTGTCCAAGTCACCACTATCAAACCAACGGTGATACATTTCACCTGTCTTGTTAGCTATCCGCAAGATCTGGAATGCCACGGCATCTGCCCACTTGTCTGGATTGCTATTGATCATGGTGACAGCCTTGATGTAGTTAGCCTGCCAGCCTTTGTTGACAGATGGTCTAAGTTTTTGCAGCTTGCGGGCATAGCAGCCTGAGCATACTGAGCCTTCTACCTTGGCAAGCTTAGAGCCTACCTTGCAGGCAAAGGCATCTGTGCTGAAGGTAGAACCTGGCATCTTGCTATTGCCTGCACTGATTCTGCTGATTTCTGTTGCAGCCTTAACTGTCCATTTCATGACGTTTACCTTTCCAGATTGATTGATATATTCAGATACACCCACCTTGGCGCAGGTGCATCCGATATGTCAACCACCCATCAATACACGTTTCACGTCAGCCTTGGTGCGGCCAGACAAGGCACAAATTTCATGCAGCGTTGCATTCCAATGTGTATCGAAATATTCCCGCACCATTTCATCTGTCCATTTTGCAAACATAACGTT